TCGCGGCCATGTGGTCGGTGATCTTGGGAACGGAAATCCAGCCCCGCGACGTGACGCTGTGCATGGCGGCGCTGAAGCTGGTGCGGCTTAAACGCGGCCCCCACCAAGATTCCTACGTTGATCTTGCCGGATACGCCGCACTTGGGGGCGAGCATGATTGACCACATCAACGACTATGTGTTCCCCGCCGCGTTCTCATTGCTCCCTGAGAAGATGGACACACCAGAGGCGCGGGTGATGTTGCTTGCCATTGGCTTGCAGGAATCCCGGTTCAATCATCGGGCGCAGATACGCGGCCCGGCAAAATCGTTCTGGCAATTCGAGAAGGGCGGCGGTGTTAAGGGTGTTCTTAGCCACTACGCATCGGCACCACACGCCCATGACGCATTGTTGACGCTAAATTACACATTGAGTTCTGCTGAAGCATACGAAGCCATAGAGCACAACGACACGTTGGCGTGTGTGTTCGCCCGTCTGTTGCTCTGGACGCTACCCAGCCCCCTTCCTACGACCTCAGAAGAGGGTTGGGCGCAGTACATCGACGCATGGCGTCCGGGTAAGCCGAAAGCGGAGACATGGCCCGCGTTCTATGCGCAGGCTTCGGCCTTATGCGCTGCATAGGCGCATGTATTTGAACATCTTTCCACCATTTGGGCCGATTGCTCTCTGAAAGTGGAAAAGCGCCCCGAAACGTAACCCGCATTTTACGAACGCGCGGGCCACATCATCAAAGGAGACTGACATGAAACCTTGGTACGCATCCAAAACCCTTTGGGCCAACCTGCTCGCAGGTGGCGTCACTGTTGCAACGGCCTTCGGTCTGGATCTTGGTCTGGACGCAGAGGCACAGGCGCAGGTTGTTGCTGGCGTGATGGTCGTTGTGAATATCGCCCTTCGCCTTGTCACCACTCAGGGCCTTGAGAAGTGACAGTTTGGCTTGTGATGGGAGCCGGTCTCGCCCTTGTGGTTGGGATCGGCTTCTTTCTCTTGCGCGGTGAACGTGCAGGACGCAACGCGGAGAGGGCAGACCATGCCGACAAAGCATTGGAAGCAATCAATGAAGCCATTAAGGCTCGTGATGATGCTCGGCTTGATGCTGACAAGCGCGAGCAGTTGCGCGACCGCTACCGGAACCCCTGACCCGTTCTGCATCATCGGCCCACCGCCTGCTGATATGATACCGGCAGAGGGTGATCCGCATGGGTGGTTGGATGATTTTCTCGCTGTTCATTCGGTGACGTGCTGACATTCCAGCAGCTTCGCTACAAACTCCCTGACTTCATCCTTGCACTGTTCCGGCACCCATACTTCCATGGGGCGAAGGCCCCGAGCGCGTTTGCCTTCGCGCTCTAGGGCTTTGCGTTCGGCGGCGGTGTCAGTCATGGGACTAGCTTCCAATAGCCATAGACGCACCGCGTTCCTCGATCTTGATCATGCAGCCTCCTGATAAGCCCGTTCGATCCATCCCGGATAGGTCGCGCGCCATTGACGCGACCAGTTGCCCGACTTCGTGATCCACTGCACACGGTAGCACGGGATGTAATAGTCGTGGCGCACCATGTCGTACGAGACGATTTCATAAATGCGGCAGATGCCTGCATTACATCGAATGATGTCGCCGACCTTATACGGGTTTTCTTGCATGATCCTGAACGGCGACTTTTCTCGCATGATCCTGAACGGCGACTTTTCATTTTTTTCTTTGCGCTGGAGCGCCATGCGCCACGCCCAAGTGATTTCTTCCCAATCGGGTCCAGGTCGATATGGCAGCAAGGCGTCGGCAGCGCCTTCCGCGCTGCCGTGCCATGATTCGTTTTTGATGATGCGGGTCATGTGTCGCTCTCCTCCTCCCTTAGTTGATACCCCCTAAGGCCCGCCCCATTTCTGGGAGCGGGCCGGTGGGGGTTATTCATGCTCGCGGAGCATTTCGGCCCATATCCCGCTTTCGCCTTCGGGATCATTCGCAGCCTTTTCAGCAAGGCGGCGGCGCAACTCTATTGTTTGCGATTGACGGCGCTCTACATGCTCGCGGCGGCGGCGGTCTGCTGTTTCCTGTTTCATCGGGTGGAACATTTCTCTCTCCCATCGGGGACCATCCCCGTACACAATACATAGTGACTAGTCACACACATTGCAAGCGGGAAATGCGATTATTTCCACCCATCGCAGCTAACAGGGTGGCGGGCGTATTTCATCGGTGTCCCGGAATGTCGTCATCGCCATTGTTAATCATGGCAGCCTGTTGGCAATAGCCATGCCGAGCAATGCCCATAGGGCAGTTATCGCAGGCACCATAGAAGCAATACTCGGGCTTGTGGGTTATCGCTATTGCATCCCGTTCTTTTCGCCTTTTCATGATTGTTTTGACATGCTCGGGCCAATCTTCCGCTTCCAGGTCGAGGGGTTCATCCATCTTCGTTCTCCTTCATGCGTAGCAGCGCGGCGCATAGAGCGAGGGCGGGGGTGTCTCCGCGCCCCGTGGTGTCGTCACGATGATCTCCCCCCCCCCTTCCGAGAACCCAGAGCCACCGGCCCCGGCTACCTCTTTCAAATGCGGAACCGGTGTGCCACCCATCAGGCACCAGCGCCAGCGCGTCATCCACGCTGCGAGTGGGGTCGGGCTTCCCGCCGTCGCTTTTCATGGGCCACGTATTGCGCCAGCCCATCGCCCTCAACACCTCATCACTCAACTCGCGCGACCCTTCGGCGGCGCTTCCAAGGCGGGTTATGAGGTCAGTCATGATTCATTCCTTCCATCGGGCTGCGTTAAAACAACCCCTTGCTGTCCGTAGTGCTGGGCGATGGCGTCCAGGTATCGCGACTTTTGATCTGTCGTCATTAGACGTGTCACAGGCAGGTCGAGCGGTTCCATCATAAGTGCCAGCTTGGTTTCATAGGGCAGGGGCTTAACTACCCTGTCGTACTCCGCGCAAAACCGTTCATTTTCTGCCCGCATGATGGGGACGCCCAACGTCAGCTTGCATTCGCCACGTACCTGCTCCGGTGTCTGGTCGCCCAGTTGCGCGGATATTTCGTTGATCCAAAGGCGCTGCAAGTAGTTCTGCTCGTTGGAGCGTTTCTTACCCTTGGTGATTTCGACAGTGAATGGGCGCTTGTGTGTTGAGAGAAACACATGGAGCGTCACCAGATCGTTGGGGGTGTCAATGATGCGAGTTGTCATGGCTGCTTCGCCGCGTCCATCAGCGCGTCTCCGGGGCAAACGGAATGTCATCCGACAGGTCGGGACCGCCGCCGTTGTAGGACTGCGCACCACCTTGACTGCCGCCACTGTCATATGACGACTGCCCGCCTTCCTGCTTCCCATCCAGCATAACCAACGTGCCGCCGAAACCACGTAGGACGACTTCGGTGCTGTACTTGTCCTGGCCGCTCTGGTCCTGCCACTTGCGGGTCTGCAAAGCGCCCTCAACATAGACCTTGGAGCCCTTCTTCAGGTAACGCTCGGCAATATCGGCGAGCTTGCCGAAGATCACCACGCGGTGCCATTCGGTCTTTTCCTTCTTCTCGCCGGTCTGCTTGTCGTTCCAGGTTTCCGAAGTTGCCAACGTGATGTTGGCGACGGCATCACCTGATTGCATCCTGCGGATTTCAGGGTCTTTCCCAAGATTGCCGATAAGGGTCACGCGATTGACTGATCCAGCCATGTCAGAGTTCCTTCTGATGTTGAAAGTTGTCCATTTCGTCCGCCATCGCGGCTTCCATGTAGGGTGATCCCCATACGATTTCGTGCGCCTCTTCGGCGGTCATTGTGGGGTCTGCATCAAGCAGGGCCTCAATGGCTTCGTCCTGCTGTTCCATCCACCAGTCTTTGACCCGTCCCATTGTCGCCTCCTATGCTGCGAATGAAATGTTGTCGGCCTCACGGGCCTTGAGATACTCGCGGCGGCGCTCAACAGTGCCTTTCAACCCAAGAACGTCACCCCCATCGCCATCGACCAAAACAGGCATGTCTTTCAGCGCCTGTGCAATCAGGGGCTTGGCGTGTTTAATAATATCATCAAGGCTGGCCTCATCTTCCACTGCGTCCACGTCGGCCTGAATCTCGTGAAATTCCTGAGTCAATTTTGTTTTGGTGAGTGGTCCCGCCCAGTCTGCATCCCGTGAGGTTTTCCCACGGGGCAGATCGGGCAGATCGGCGGGCCGATGCTCGTCCGCGTCGTTGCCTTTCTCGCCCGTGGCAATCTGGAACAGCGCCCGCATGTACTGCTTCAATGCGTAGGATTGCGCCGCACCGAATGCCTGCGATCCCATCTTGGCGTTGACCATTGCCGTCCGCGTCTGGCGGTGCGCCCATGTCTCGCCCGACGAATGCGCCAGCGTGAATGCAAAGCGGATAATCAGCCACCCGTTGACGTTCTCGACCGACTCTTCATCTTGAGCGATGATGAGGCCGTGCTTGGAACACAAGGGCCGCACCGCTTCCAGGAAGTCGTCAATGGAAGCGAAGTTGTAATTGCCGTGGCTGTTCTTCTCGCCCTTTCCGAGCTTCGGAACGTCACCCATCACCGCACAGATTGCGGCGGCGACTTTCGGCGGGATTGCCGCGCGGCTGTTAAGTTGGTCGGATACCATAAGGTCTGTCATGACCATTCTCCTGTCGGTTTGTGTGTGTGCCGAAGGTGCATGACCTCCAGCAAGCGCATGTTGAGGGGTGTGCGGAAGGCCATCAGCTTGGCGCGTTCGGCTTCCCAGTGTTTCGCTGCCATGCGGCGGCGGTGCCAGTAGGCTAATAGGTCGCGCATCACCCCTCCTTCCTGACTGCCCGCAGGTAATCAATCTGATCCGCAATCTTGTCGGTCATGCGGTTGTAGGAGGCGTCTGCTGTCTTGTCGTAAGCCTCCGCCTCACTCATGTTCGGGTTGGCCTCAAGCATTTCCTCAATCAGTTCTTCGTGTGCCGCGATGTACAGTTCTTTGATCATGTCACTCTCCCTTGTTATCTGTGATCCAGCCACGCGCCGTTGCCACGGCCTCGATCAGCTTGATCTTGGCGTTGCATTCAGCGTGGAGGGCGGTGTCGGTTTTGTGGGCTTCTACCCAATGCGCCTTGGCTTCCTCAAGCGTGAACCAGCGGCATCCCGCATGGATCATGACGGGCTTGCCGTCGCGGGCGAGAAAGCGATGGCCGCGTGAGTCGCGCCCCGCGTCGATGATTGAGGCACCGCCCAGATAGGCACCGCGCAGATTGGCACCGCCCAGATTGGCGTCGCGCAGATCGGCACCGCGCAGATAGGCACCGCGCAGATTGGCACCGCCCAGATTGGCACCGTCCAGATTGGCACCGTCCAGATTGGCGTCGCGCAGATTGGCACCGCCCAGATTGGCACCGTCCAGATAGGCACCGTCCAGATCGGCCCCTTCCTTAACCGCTATTTGCAGCGCGGCTTTCATATCTCCCGCCTCGACGGAAAACAGAACGCCTGCTGTGAACCTGTGCTTAATTTCGATCTTCATGTTAATTCTCCATCGCAAAGGCGACATCCAGAGCATCACGTGCCTCCGCTGCCTCTTCCCGCGCGTATCTGAGGCAATCACGTTTGAGGCCGTCATCGTCCGCGTGGCGCTTTGCCATGTTCAGGTAGTTCCGCGCCAATTGCGTGTGGATCACGTGCCACTTGAGGCCGTATTCCAGACGCCATGGCAGGCCGGTCTTGATGTTTGGGAGTTTCATGCCGCGCTCCTTTCGGCCAGTTCATCGCGCTTCTGGTCGCGCAACCAGTCTCCCCGGTCTTCGCGATCACCTGCCGCGTTTTCCATGGCGGCGGTTTCAACGTCGGCCATGTCGATGGATTCACGGATAAGCGCGGCAAGAGCATCACTTAAAGGCCCTTCCGGCATCGGCGCATAATGCCAGATGAAGTGGCCGCTGTCATCGCGGTCGTAGCCAGTAATGACTTCGATTGCGCCCAATTCAAACTCGGGCGCACATCCCGGATCTGCGTGTTCTGGCAGGCAGTTGATGCGGGCCGGTTCGCCATAACTGACAATGCTGACCTCAATCTGGCCTTCCAGGTCGTTAATTCCGTGGGCCTCGCTGCTCACGCAGAAAAAGTATTTGAATGTGTCCATAAATCCCTCCCGGTTCAGGCGGGGCGCGGCCCTTGTAATACCGCGCCCCATATCAACCCTGAACTTTCTCCTGTTACGTGTTGCCCTGTGTGGTCGAGCGTTCCCTTCACCGTGCTGGTGATGAAAGGAATATACGCGGCGGTAATTGGGATTGCAACAATAAAATACGCGATGGGATACGATTTTTGCATTTCTTGCTTGCATGGCCCATTGCTAAGGCGTATAACGTTGGCATGAAAACACTCCACGACATACGGGCCAGCCTAGGCATGGACCAGAAACAACTGGCCGAAGCCCTCGCGGTATCGCAGGCAACGGTGTCCAGATGGGAAAGCGGAAAGATGTTCCCTTCCTACCACACGGCAAAGCGCATTGTTGCGTTGGTGGCTGAACATAATTTGCCCATGCGTGTCGCGATTGATGACATTGTGAGGGCGGCATGATCCCCGCCAACATCGACAACATCAGACAGGAGGAGTGACCATGGATCACCACAAGAGCCTCGCGTTAAATCTCGCATGGACCGCAAATAACGCGGCCAGCTTCCCGCAAGGGCATTCCCCGGTGGATGCCATCAGGCGGAAGTGTGTCGATTGCTGCGCAGGGTATTTGCCTGCCATCACAGATTGCACGATGCACGATTGCGCCTTGTGGCCCTATCGGATGGGCAAAAACCCGTTCCATGCGCGTTCAGGAAAACCCAATCCTGACGCATTCAAGAAATCCAAATGACGCGCTCCGTTTCTCCGTGCGTTGAGCGCGTCATAGACGGCGCTGGTAGTTCCTCCCCTGCCAGCGCCGTCACCCTTCGCCTTGAGTGCATCCCCATCCCGCCATCCACCAACGCCCTATACCGCAACGTGCAGGGCCGTGGGCGCGTCAAGACGCAACGCTACCTGACATGGCAGCGGGCAGCGGGCAATGCGATTGCGGCACAAGAGACACACCCCATCCACGGCGACGTGGAGGTGTCCATCTTCGTGCCGCGCGACAACCGCCGAGATATTGACAATTATTGCAAGGCCACGTTGGACCTACTTGTGATGCACAAGCTAATTGATGACGACCGATATATCACGGTTCTACACGTCACAAAGCTGGACCGCGCCAACGACAAGAAGCACTGCACTGTTGTTGTGAGGTCGGCGTGTTGAAACAGCCCCCCCTGCGTGACCGCGCCTACCTGGACTGGCTCCGCACACAGCCATGCATCCTGACCGGCTTCCACGCCACAGAGTTTGAGGCGGTGGACCCCTGCCATATCGGCACCGCAGGCAAGGGCATGAAGTCACCGGACAATGAGGCGCTTCCGATACGCCATTCCTTACACGTAGAGGGGCATAGCAGCGGCGAGGTGACGATGCTGCGCACCCATGCCCCCGACTGGCTCATTCGTGACGCCTTCAGGGCTTATGCGCGAGATTTGTATTGTAATTGGAGAGGGTAACAATGGATCTAAATATCAGATACGACGAGTTTTTGGCCCAAAAGGCCATAATTGACCCGCCAACCGGCATGCATGAAATTCCACCATTGCCGGGATGTTTGTTTGACTTTCAATCTGACATAGTGCGTTGGGCACTCCGACGAGGCCGCGCGGCACTATTCGCGGGTACTGGATTGGGGAAGACCCTCATGGCGTTGGCCTGGGCGCAGGCGATCCATAAAACGACAGGGCATGACGTCATCATCTTAACCCCATTAGCAGTCGCGGCCCAGTTTGTTCGTGAGGGCAATAAGTTTGGCATCCCGGTTAAGCAATGCAAGTCCGATGATGACGTAGAATCTGGAGTTACTGTCACCAATTACGAGAAGCTGGCCCACTTTGATCTATCGAGGTTTGGCGGCGTTGTTCTTGATGAAAGTAGTATTCTCAAGTCCTACGATGGCAAGACGCGCACGATGCTGATTGCCGCTTGCCAGTCGATCCCGTTCCGGCTGGCCGCGACTGCAACGCCTTCGCCCAACGATTATATGGAACTTGGGAACCATGCCGAGTTCCTGGGCGTAATGTCATATACCGACATGCTGGCGACGTTCTTCACTCACGACAGCAGCGAGACGCAGGCATGGCGTCTGAAGGGCTACGCCGGGGGCGCGTTCTGGCGTTGGATGTGTTCGTGGTCTGTGATGCTCCGAAACCCGTCCGATCTGGGTTATCCATCGGACGGGTTTGACCTTCCGCCGCTCAATCAGACCCAGCATACGGTCGCGGTTGAATACGTGCCGAGCATAGAAACCGGGATGCTTTTCCCAGTCGAGGCACGGACCATGAGCGAGAGGATTTCTACTCGACGGGACACTGCTGATGAGCGTGTCGCCCATGCCGCTTCAATTACTCCAACAGACAGGCCCATGGTTTGGTGGTGCAATCTCAATACCGAAAGCGATGGATTGGCCCGCGCTATTCCGGGCGCTGTCGAGGTTCGGGGATCTGATAGTGAGGAAGCTAAGGAACGCAAGCTCATTGACTTCAGCGAAGGTCGTATTCGCGTTCTGGTCACTAAACCGTCAATATGCGGGTTCGGCATGAACTGGCAGCATTGCGCCGATACTGGATTTGTTGGCCTCAATGACAGCTTCGAGCAGGTGTTCCAGGCCATCCGGCGATTCTGGCGGTTCGGCCAGACCAAACCCGTCAACGTCCACTTCATCGCAGCTGAAACAGAAGGCGCTGTGGTGTCAAATATCCGCAGGAAGGAAGCGGACGCAGAGCGCATGGCACGAGCCATGGTGCAACATATGGCGGACCTGACCAGTGATGAGATACGAGGGTCACAGAGGGACCGTCCTGACTACCAACCGACGGAGCATGTGGTGTTGCCGTCATGGATAATGGGAGAACTATCATGAACCAGATATCAAACATTAAGGCGTTCGATCAAGAAGTGAGCGACGATTACGCAATTTATCGGGGCGATAGCTGTGAAATCATCAAAGCCATTCCCGACAACTCGATCCACTTCGGCATTCACTCACCGCCGTTTGAGGGGCTGTACAAGTTCAGCAATGACCCGCGTGACATCAGCAACAACGAAGGTGAGGACTTCTGGCGTCACTATGGTTTCCTGATCGCGGAAATGCTCCGGGTGACAATGCCGGGCCGGTGTGTGTCCGTGCATTGTATGCAACTACCCACGAGTAAGACGCGCGACGGATACATCGGCATCCGTGATTTCCGGGGCGAAATTGTACGCGCATACACCGACGCCGGATGGATATTCCATAGCGAGGTGTGCATATGGAAAAACCCCGTGGTAGCACAGCAGCGCACCAAGAGCCTGCGCCTGCTCCATAAACAGGTAGTCAAGGACAGTGCCATGTCTGGGCAGGGATTGGCCGACTATGTAGTGACGTTTCGCAAGCCAGGCGACAATCCCGAACGAGTGAGTGGCGGTTTTGACCAGTTCGTCGGCGAATCCGAGTGCGAGCCCGATCGAGCCAAGTTCACGAGCAAGGACGACCGTCGCAACTGGTATTCGATTGAGGTCTGGCAGCGGTACGCATCGCCGGTCTGGATGGACATCAACCAAGGCAGGGTTCTAGCATACCGCGGAGGCCGAGCCGAAGACGATGAGAAGCATATTTCACCACTGCAACTCGACGTGATCGAGCGTTGCATTCATCTGTGGAGCAACCCAGGGGATATCGTGTTCACACCATTCATGGGTATTGGAAGTGAGGTTTATTCTGCCGTCGAGATGGATAGGTTCGGCGTCGGGATCGAATTGAAGCCGTCATATTATGCCCAAGCAGAGCGCAACGTCGCGAGTGCTACCCGAAGGGGAGATAATGATCTTTTCTCTTGTGCGGTCCCATGACAGAACGCGACCTGTTCTATGCCCTTCTGGACCGCTTTCTGATGTACCTGGCTGACGGCTGGAAGGTGGCCGAGGGGCCACACAACGAGCCTGCATTTGTAGGCACTCACCACGGACGCCACAGCGTCCTCGTTTATCGGGAGATTTTAAATGACATGGCAAGCCTGGACACAGGCCGACGTTGACCAGTTGAAAGCGTTGCGGGCTGATAAAGTCAAACACAAGGACATTGCCCGCATCATGGGCCGACCCGTTTCAGCGGTTCAAGCCAAATGGGGACTATTGCAGAACCCCAAGCCATCACCGGAATCCATCACCAAACCTGCCGCCATCATCAAGCCCGAGCAGCGCAAGTGTCTCTGTTGCGGTGGTCGGTTCATGAGCGAAGGCCCCGGCAATCGGATTTGCGGCGGCTGCACTGATACTGTCAACGAACTGTCCCACATGGACGGCGTGTGCATTGAGGGAGTGGCATCATGAGAACTGCTGATTTCATCAGGATTGGCGCGAAACGTTGGAATTTGTCAGAAGAGCAGATCACGGGCGAGCGAAAGATGGGCTCCCTTGCCCGCCGCCGTCAGGTCATCTGCTACTTTGCATATACCAAGACCGGCGCAAGCCTTCCCAAGATCGCCAGGGTGATGGGTGGCCGTGACCACACCACCATCCTCCACGCGGTTAAGGTGGTGAAAAAGCGCCTCGAAGACGGCGACCAGCGGATCGTTGACTTGTGCGCTGAATACGAAGCCGCTTTGGATGACTACCTTTCCACTAAAGGTTGCCCGCCCTGTGTTGAAGTGTGGAAGGGCAAACCTGCTGAAGTCCCCCCGCGTGTCGTTACCTACATTCCCCCCGGTGGATTCCCACCCGCGAAAGTCTCGCCCCAGAAGGAACGCACCTGCCTGAGTTGTGGCGACACCTTCATGTCATCGGGACCGGGCAACAGGCGTTGCAACAAGACCTCATGCCGTGATACACGGCGGTCAATGGGCCACTTGGAAGGAGTTGCCGCATGAACAGCCCGTGGTTCAAATGCTACCCCAGCGACTTTCTGAACGGCGTCGTTGACCTCTCGCCAGCAGAGCTTGCCGTTTACACGGTTTGCATTATGCGGATGTACGACGAAGGCGGGCCAATACCGGATGAGCCGGAGAGAATTTCGCGGCGGGTCAACATGCGTGTTTCAGCCTGTCGGAAGGCCCTGGATGCACTCTGCCAAGCTGGGAAGCTGCACCGCATTGATGGGTGTTTGAGCAACGCACGTGTCGAAAAAGAGAACGAAACTCGAAACGAAGTCAGCACAAAGTCAGCACGTGCTGCGCACGTTCGGTGGAGCAAAGAGGCCAAAAAACCCAATGGAAACAATGCACCTCCCATGCAACCGCATACCGGGGGCATATGCGGATCGGATGCCTACCAGAAGCCAGAAGCCAGAAGCCAGAAGAATCCCCCTATTAGTCCCCCAGACAGGTTCCCTGAGTTTTGGGGTCTTGTCCCGAAGAAGAAAGAGAAGCTGGCCGCGCAACGTGCATGGGTGAATGCGCTCAAGTTGGCGACCGCGGACGAACTGATCGCCGGGATGATGCGCTACGCCGCCGAGTGTGACGCCAATCCAGAAAAGTGGGTGAAGAACCCCGCCACGTGGTTGAACAAAGGATGTTGGACAGATGAACCAGACGAACCAGCTAGCGAACCTGAAGACCCCTTCTTTACCGCCCTCCGCAAAAACCTTGCTGGAGACTCCGACCTACGCGGAAGGGCTGACATGGGTGAGGCCGATAGCGGTGACACCGGAGCAGATGACAGCGTTGGAAGCGGCTATCCCCGCCTTACGCTCATCTCTGGAACCTGCGGGCAGGCAGACGATTTTGAAGTGGCTGACACGGGTCAAGGCTTCGACGGTCTCGAAGGGAAAGAGCGACACGGAATGGGGGATTGTCCAGGCGGAGATGTGTTTGCAGTTGGCCGAAATGCCCGCTGACATTCTGGAGGAAGGATTCACCCACTGGATACGGAACGAGCGGTGGTGGCCTACGCCTTCCGACCTGCTGGACCTGATGGAGCCGAAACTTGCCGAGCGACGGGCGATGTTGCGCCGCGCCGAGCAGTTGCGGAACCCGACGCCGGAGAAACCTGAACGCCATTGGCCGACGAAGGCCGAGCGTACCGGGATGGCCGACATGGCTGCGGCTGCAATTGCAATCCTGAAGGAAGGGAAGGGACTGGCATGATGGATATGGAAGAAAAGATGCGGGCCATTGAGGCGCTGGGCGCTGAGATGTTCGGCGAAACACCGGGCGGCATGAATGACTTTTGTGATTTGGTTTGGGAATTGGAGCGTGTCGGTGCAGAGGCGCTCGTGAAAATGGGTATCAGGGACGAGAGGGCGCTGATTCAGATGTTCCTGATGTGCGCTGCAACCATGCAGTTGGCGTTTTCGACGCCTGGAATGTGGAAGCGACACGCGGACTGGATGACGACCGTTTCGGAGACAATTTCGGACGCGGGCGGCGAGGGGGTGACGCATTGATTAAGCATCTTGAATCCGGCGAATGGGCCGTCATTGGCGGGAATGGCGACATCCTGCACCGCGCTCAGTCGAACGGTGCCGCATGGCTTTGGCTGGACCGCCAGGAGCGCCGCAAGTTGTGGGCACGACGGGAGACCGCAGAGAGTACGGGCGCGGTTTACTACAAGGGTTTGGGCGATGACTGAAGTCCCCGGCATCACCCGCCCCTTAACCGACCTTGAACGGTGTCAGGAGCGCACACAGGCCGTTAACCGGCAATCAGCATTGGAGGAAGACCGGCAAACGTCCGCAAATCCCACTTTGGAGGACACATGACCAAGC